TAGCACCCACCTTCGGGAATCGGCACTTGCACTGATTTAGCTGAATCAAGCCGGCATCAGCGCCACAACCAGCACGTTTCGGCGCGACATGTCCACGCGCTGCGGCCCGTGCCTAGCCTTTCACTTCCTCTTCGATCTCGCGCGTCTCGGTGACAACGAACGTCTCGGGTAGTGGCGACGATTCGATGCCGGGTGTTTGGCGCAATGACTCAATCGAGATGGATCGCTTCGGAATCTCGACCTCTAAGATATCGTCATCGTCCGCCAGAGCTGCCGAAACGTCAGGGCTGATCGGTATCCATTTGCTCGCTCGACGAAACACCGTCTTCTTTCGCATCTCGTCGGCGTCTGTTACCCACGGCCCAGAGTCACGCGACTGACTGCGCGATCGAATCGAGTCAAGCTGATCCGAGTCCATTACTTCGTGTTTCTCGGCGTGCCGCATTTTGACGACGCAAAACGCACCGACACACTTGCCTTTCTTGTCAGGCCGTTCGGCATCTTTGCGGAAATACCACGGCACATGTCGTTTGACGATGCCTAAATCGACCTCGAAGATGTCGCCTTCGTAGATCACATCGGCATGAATCGAGGACACTTCGCCGCTGCGGTAGGCAAGCTCAATGAAGCCTTTGTAGTCGACCATTGCTTGGCACTCGACCGTACCTGCCTTGCGGTTATTGTATGGCAATAGATGCCCTTGGCGACCATCAGGGAATAAGCCGAGATATGCTAATTTGACGCTCGACTCGTAGATCGAATCGTGAGTCGCGTTCCAGAGTTTTGGTTGCTTGTTGAAACATACCTTGACGCATCGGAAATACCTCGGTCTGTCAATATGCTTTGGCAAAGCATCGTCGATAGCCTTAATGAAATGCTGCGACTCAATGTATTGCCTTGTTCGTTCTTTGACTGACAGTTCGTTACTCATTGCTTTGCTTCTCCGCTATTGGATTCGTTATAGTTAAGTACGTCTTTGTAAGCCTCAAGTGCCTGTCTTGTTAAATCTGTGCTTCGATAAGTATTTATTCGGCCAGTCTTTTCTTTTTGTAAAAAGCCCCTGCTGACAAGGAACCTCATTATGCACGCCAGAACATCTGATTCTGCCCCGTTTCGAGTTTTTCTTTCGACGCTTGTACTATCAAGTCTTCTTGTGAATGCTCGGTTTATAACATCTGGCGGAACGTGAACGTAGCACTTTAATTCGTATGTTGTTGCCTCGCCTTCGTCTAGAATATACTTGAGGGCGCCGATCATCACTTCTAGTCGCCACAACTTCGTTCGCACACGGTGTTTCCTGATCTTCATTTGGCACACTCCATGATGCACTCAAGTCGTGCTCTTATTTTTGCGATCGACACCATCAGCTTGTCTGCGTCAGCAGGACTGCAACCGAGTTCGTCGAATGTAGAAAACGCAGCACCCTGATTGCCAGACTCAAGGAGTTTTTCTAAGTCCACAATCTTCCGAACGAAAGCCGTGCGGCGACTGTTGTTTTTAGGTGATAAGGTTGTTAACTCGTTGGTTTGCATCCAGTCTTTGGCAGCGTCCGCAATCTTCTTTTGAGCCTGAGCGTCGCTCTTCGCGTTCTGCACACTGCTGGCAAGCGTCGCCACATCAGCGGCCTTTACTTTTGAATCTCGCACCGCTTTCGCGATTTGCATTCTTCGTGCGGAATTTGATACGCGAGCAATGGCCTCGATATGTGCATTTGAAAACAATCGAGTATCTGCCGCCTCTTTCATGCCTTCTTCAACTAACTCCTGTCGAGTCTTGTTAGCGCGAATGCGATCTGTGATTGTCGCTTCTGCGACCATCATAGCACGAGCAGCGACCGCTGTTGCAATGCCTTTCGCCTCGACAAGATACACCGCATGTTCAATCCTTTCAGACTTCTCGGAACCCCAGCCATGTCGCGAGTTGAGCGACCGGATAATCAGTTCACGATTCGCACTGGTTAGCGGCTCGACGATGTAGCACTCGATTACCAGATCTTTAATATCTAGCATCTTAAGCGCGTTGCATCTTTGGTTTCCACCTAAGATAATAAAGCCGGTGTTGTTTCGCTCAACAACCACCATCGGGAATTGGTCGCCATTACGAAAAGCCCTGGCGTATTCTTCTATCTTCTCACCATTGAGTGCATTGCCTAGCCTCGCACAGTTGTTGGCGGATTCAATCCAATTGATCGCTGAAAACAGAACCGGCCCAACTCGAAATGTAATGCCCGCAAATTCGTTAATTACTTTCTCGGCGTCAAAATCACGCCTAAAAACAAAATCCATAATTCACCTCTCAAAAAAACTTACATCGCCCAAGCCGGAATCCCGACCTGTAACAAACTCTTTTCGCCTTCCTCGCTCCAATCGCCCGTCTGCATCCGTCGCACGTACTCAGCAAGCAATCTCTGCATCTTGACCTCGCCTGCGGTGATCGCCTCGGCCTTGAGTTCCATCGCATACACTCGATATGGCTCCTCAGTCTCGACGACTAGAAAAGCAAACCGAGTCTTCGGATCGCCGTAAAACAGCGATGCACCGCGCAAATAAAACGCTGCTTGCAAGTGATAGCCGAAGTCCGCGATCTGCTTGCTAACGAGCTGCTCGCCGCCCTGCAAAAAGCCTGTCAGCGATTTAGTCGTCTTCAGGTCGATCACCCACTCTTCGGCAACGATGTCCGGTATGCCTTTGCAAGACACCGGCTCGATTGGATCGGTCCAAATAATAGGCACCTCGACTCGCTCGATGCGATCAAAGATGAACTCATAGAACGGATGTGACCAAACCTTCTTCGATATCGTCAGTGCCCGGTCGTAGTCTTGCTGAAACACCCGCAACTTGCCTTCTGTTGCCTCGCAAAAAGCGTCCCAGGCCTTACCTCTACGCTGACCGTTCGATGTCAACGCCGAGTCCGGTATCACCGCGATCTCGCTTGCGACGACGCTTGGTTGGAGCGTCAGGCCGTGCACCAGCGTGCCGAATTCCATCGCATCGGTCGGTGGACGAGATAATGTCCGGGTGATATAGATGGCTTCGTACTTGCGCGGACTCTCCTCCAGTATCTTGAGCTGCGATTGACTCACAGCCGAATCGTTTTCGTAATCTGCTGTTCTCATTTTTCAAGTGCCTTTCTAAATCTAGTCGTTCGTCTTGCCTCGCTTGCATGTCGCAAGCATAACAGTGTTTTGTTGTTATCTTTGCGCCGCACGTTGGGCAGCGGTGTTCCTTCACGGTTGCGTACCGTCTCTGCTTTGCGAGCAGTGATTGCCGGTCGCTGATTCGCCTGTACTTGTACTGACAGGTGCGACTGCAATAGTTTAGTTGCCGCTTCGCGAGTGGCTTGCCACAGATGTTACATTTCGCTGCCATCGCGCTGTTGCTCCTCAACTAACTTGCCGCGAAGAATCTTGACGTCTTTCGGTGCTGCAACGCTGACGGAAGTGCGGTTACCTTGGATTCGTTCTATCGTGACGATGATATCGGACCCGATTAGAATCCACTCTTTTTCGCGTATCTGTAGTACGAGCTTCCCTGCCATGATGAATCTCCTATATGGTTTCAAGAAATTTTTTCTGTGCGTCTAGGGCGGTGCTTCGCGCTCCGCCGTCAATCGAAACCCGAACAATCGCTTGAGCCCTGGCGATGGATTGATCGATCCATGCCTCTAAGATGGTTGCTTGGCCGGATGCAAATCGCTGGCTGCGAATGTGGAATTCCACCACTTTTGCCACCTCTAATGCGACCAGTGCGGCAGCCCTGGCCCGTCCCGATTCGCGGGTCGGACGCGCTGCATACTCTTCTTGGCTTCGCTCCGCTTCGATGCGGGCAAGCCGAGTGACTCCGAAAATATCGCCGGGGATCATTGTCCCCTGCGCGATGAGGCGGGCGTGATCGACGCAGCGACGTGAGGTGTCGTTGCTGAAGGCATCTACTTGCGATGCCAGGAATAGGGCGTACTTGATTTTGTTGGTCATTGGTTATTCCACTTCTGTTACTTCGAGACAATTTGAATCTAGCACCACTACTTCCGCGCGAATCTTTTGCAAGTCGTAGTAGCCGCGAAAATACGACATGACCGGAACGAACGAGTCGCTTGCCTCGTCGTAGACACAGCGTATCGTGCTGTAGCCGTCGCTGATCAGATATTCTTTGTTGTCGATGAACTGCACTTGTTATCTCCATTGCCAAAAAAATTATTGATCCAGCTTATAAGGCTCTGGCACAAAGTATTCCATGAGCATATTCGCCAAAGCTTCGCGAGCTTCATTGACATCGGTATGACAAGAGTAGTGACCACCAGCTCCTAGCTCTTCGTTAATGCTGTCTAGTGACCATTTCGCGATAGCAACATTGATCGCGGTGATAGTAGATTCTCGGGTATCGTTAAAGCCCATTTCAACAAGTTCCTCTGTTTCGCCGATGTGGAACGTATTGACTTCTCCAATACTGACTGCCATCGCGCCTCCACTGCTAATAAGTTCCTTGATTGCTAATTCGCTGTCTTTCGTGCTTTTCATCGTCTTGTCCTTTGTGTTGATTGATAAACTTACTCAGCAGTCATGCTATCGCCAGCAAGCTGATAAAGCTTCTGCTTCAGGCGAAGCCGCATCGAGACGAGCTGATAGCCCTCGGTCGCTGGATCGAGAAGACTGAGCCCGCCGCGACAAGCAGCAATCGTTTCGATGTCCTGCGAAATAGTACGGATCGCCTCAACCAAAGCTTCTCTCGTTTCTGAAAACTCACTTGCCACTGTCTTGTTCCTTCGTTTGTGTTTGTGTTTCAATTTCCCTGCTCGACTCCCTAACTATACGCTATATCGGGACAATTGCCATAGGTCGATTAGACAAAATTCGGAAAAATCTTCCTTTACTTTCTTTTGGGGGGGCCGACTGGCTTTCGGTCGCGAAGATACCGATCCAGCTCGGAGCGATCGAAGATGTACGACCTGCCGACGCTGCCAGAGGCACGGATTAGGCCGCGCTGCACGTACTTGCGAATCGTATGCCTCGATAGCCCTAGATACGCTGCGGCTGCGTGTGCGTCGATTATGGATTGGTTGGTTGCCATGATTGAATCGTAATCACCGACTCGGCGGAAGTCTAGAGAGACAATAGATTTCGCCACGCCGCGACCCAAGCATCGATGCCGTGATTTTGGTCGATGTAGCTCTTTGCTCGATCTGCCTTTGGTCCAGCTCGTAGGATCGCATCGACCCAATCGATCGTGAGTTCGGTCTCGACTTGCTCGACGAGCTGCGGATCTGTCGCGATCCCAAAGGGACTCGATACCACCGGTACACCCGCGGCCATCGCTTCCGCGACCGAATAACCAAATCCTTCTTGCGAAGCCGTCGACAGGAAAACATCAGCCGTCGCGAGCCAATCGCCGGGATGATCGACTTGACCGATACAGTGCAATCTGTCACCCGATCTTTCTCTCGGTAGACTCGCCACGATCACCCAGTCATCCGGCAGCACTTCGGCGATTCGGCGCACAAGCCATGGACGCTTTTCTTGTGCCTCACGATGGAGCCATAGCGCAACCTTCTTTTGCTTCATTTTCGGCTGCCCCGCGATTCGGTCTAACTCGATTGCATTTGGTACATAATGGCAACCGTATCGCACCGCGACCTCTTCGTTAATCGCGACCGCATTTTCGCACCAGTCGAGTTGATTCTCAAAAACGCTGTTCGCCCAAGTGCTTTGCAAACTGCCGTGATGAATGGCGATTCGGTTCGGACCTTGTGTAATTTCTCCAAGGTCGGTCACGCCCCAGACGATAAGGTTTTTCACGCTGTCGCATAGTTCTCGTATTGCGTCTTCGCCGTGGCCAAGCGTGAATGCTGCGTGATCATGCTTCGGTGCTTGCGGTGTCACTAGACCGCTGATACCGAGGTGTTTGTGCATTGATTGCCAGTAGGTTTCAGTGCCGCCGATTCGATTGAATACGCACGCCAGCACGCCAACATCACCAATCGCAAATTGTCGTCGGTCGTCGCAGTCAAGGCACATCGTGCAGCCTGCGATCATGTCCGGTTTCATCTTCGGTAGCTTTCGCAGGTATGCTTCGCCGTGTAAGTCGCAAGCGTAAATCTTAGGTTTTCCGCTGCACCCGCAATTGATTTCACGCAGTGCTTGACCTCGATGATGGCATGGCAAGTCCTGCGTCGGTCGTGCGATCGGTAGCGGTTGTTGGTACGGATTCGCGGACAGGTACGTGATTTCGTCGAGCCTTGCACCGCAAGGGCAAAAGAACGGTAGTACCTTAACTTTTAGTCCGTACCTACGATGACACGAAGGACAACTGAAATGTGTGGTCGTTGAGTTGGCATGGCGGTGTTCCATTGTTGACATTCACTTGCTCGAAAACTGGTGTATCATCGCAACCAAAGGGATCTGCTTTGCCGCCCCAAATGACATAGTTGCTGACGTGTGATATTGCCAAAGTTGCGGTGAATAAATCGCACGAAAGGCACGTAATAAATACTTGCAAATCGCGGATTTCTGGACAAGCCGCAATGTCTTGATCGTACTGATAGAAGCACGAAAACTGATAGCCATCGGATGCTAGCGAACCGGTCAATATAAATGTTCCATTGATTACCGGGCCGGAAATCGATACCGCGATTTCATCCGAGCGAATACCTGGACAGTTTAGACATGCACAAACATTGCAATATGCCGTCCTGTCAGGCCGCTGTTTTAGTGCAATTGTTGCGCCTGCGAAGTTGCACGGATCATCAACGGCACCGGCACACGAATCAGTTGTGGTCGTCGATACATAGGTGAAAGCGTTAAATAGGTCACTGCACGTGCAATAGTCAAGCTCGAACGTGTGGACAAACTCAGTCCACTTCGGATCGACGCACTCTTCAGGATCGCCGATAGGAATTGTTGATTGGCCTATTTGCCATTCAACCGCCGCATAATGAACTACAACCGTTAGCTTTCCGCATGTGCCGTTCCACTCGTTGCCTGATAGCGTGATATTTGCCTGTGCGCCTTTTGTGACCCAAGGTGTTGATAGTGCAACGTTGGAGCTATCACACGCGAACAGGTCGAGATTGTTTTCGTAAGGGCAGTTGTAGTCTCTTGAGTTCCAGCATGGTTCGATTCTAATGATCCTAATTGCGCCATCTTCTGTGTAGTAGATATCCGTCCCAAGAAAGTTGATATCCCAAGTATAGCTCCAGTCGTTGCAAACGTTTCCTGGTGGCGGATCATTGGCATCGCCTCCAACGTGAAAAAAATTGAAGAGACGATCGAACCACTTATAGCACGTAAAGCACGGTGCCTCGTCGGGACAACCTGGATTCGGAATCACCAGCGGATCGAGTCCGGTTGTATCTGGCGTTGGCAACTGGATGTCGATTCCACACACCGAACAATCCGTCAAATCATCGCCGCCCGTGCACGGAAAAAAACATGAATCAGTGCAGTCGCCGCCGCAGCAAAGACAACCAGGGCTGAACTTTTTCATGCGGGACAGTCCTCGGCTGTGACGACCCACAATCCGCGATCGTTGCGCGACGCAAGAATAAACGCATTTGCACCGACCGATGTTGACATGATGTTGTAAATGTCCTCGTCAATTGTGCTGTCCGTCATCACGCCGGTGCCATCGTCTTCAAAGATGCTGCACTCCGCCGAGCCCATCGTTCGTGGTCCACTGCCGCTTGCTGCCGCAATACCGGTTCCACCCGTCTTGCAAACGATTACTTGCGGATAGCCATCGATGATCGCAAATACGCAATCGCCGCTGTCTCGCAGTTCGCTGTCGCCGAGGTAGAGTAGGTTGCCTGCTGGATTGCGGATCGCAAACCACTCGTCCGCTTCTGCTGATAGTCGCTGTAGCTCAGTATCGGCGCTGCCGTCAGTGTGCACTGTGATCGGCCCGATGTTGCGTCCGACGCCTCTTTCGTTGGCTTTGATTTCTCGACCGCTGTTTATCAAGTACGGTCCAGACTGCCCGTACCTGTCCGCTGGCTTCTGGATCTCGATCGCACCGTCTTGATAACTGATACACTGCATCACGGCGAACGGTGGTACGGTTTCGCTGGTGGTGTTCGCAACAACAAATTCTTGCGGTGCCTCAAACACCGCCGCTTGCCGCTTGCCTGCATTCAGCGCAAAGCCTGCTGCACGCAATTGCAAAAGCAATTGCTTGAACTCGCGAGCTTCATCTGGCGATGCAAAAACACCAACGCGAGTCATTACGGTTTCTGCACTCCACTCACGAGCAAGTTAATGTCGAGCAGTGCCGTTGTTGTAGCGACACCGAGGATCGTCACAAAATCATTGGTTGTCAAATCAGCATACGGTGCAATGCCGCCTTTCGTTGCCGAGCAAACATAGATTTGACCAACCGCCAATGTTGCGCCTAGATTTACCAATCCATCGACTGTTAACAGAAAGTAACCATCGGTTGACGCTGGCGTGATTGCTATTCCTTTCGCCTGTGCCTTAACTGCGGTATCGTTTGCGTCGGTCTGGTAATACTTGCCATCGCTTGCGAGATACGCCGGTTCGCCTTGGTCGATTGCCTCGCCTGCTTGCACAAGCTGCACGCGCGTCGATGCGGAACCTGCTTTGACGTTCGCTGCTGTTATCGATAAATCAGCCATCAGATTAACCCTAGCCCTTGGTATGGAAGTGAACGATAAACCTGGAACTCAAGCCAGTGTGCGTTATCGGGATTCGTCTCGCGAGTGCCATCGGCTTTCAGTAGCACCGGTTTCGTGACCGGCTTTCCGTTGCCGTCTGTGGCTTGCACAATGATTTGCTGCGACGAAAACGAATCGGTGACTTTTTCGTAAAAGCCCTCATTGCGGATTCGCTTGTACCATGCTTTGTCGTCTGTCGTGCGAATGCCTAACCGAAACTGAATCGAGCCGGTAACTTCCCAGTAGGATTGGTTGTCGTTGTAGAACGTATTTTTCGCACTGTAGCGAATCAATCGAGCCGTTCCTGGCGGATAACCTAAAAACGAATCCGACGATACGCTGTGACGATACAAGCCTGTCACATACGGATTGAACGTGAGGAAGTTTCGCTTGATCGTGACGATGTTATCGGCAATCTTCATTGTCACACCATCGATCGGTTCGCCGTTGACGTTCACAATCGGTTTTCCGTTGATATCCTCGTCGGTTGGCTCGTCGGTCTCTGTGTCGCTCCACGATATTTCCGGCGGTGCATTGAGTGGCGAATCCTCATCACCTGCCGGGCCGATCTCGCCTTTGTAGGACACGCTAACGATAGTAAAGATCGGTGACACTGGCGATAGCTCAATCGAATCGCAATAAACATAGATCAGGCCGGGATAGTTATCGCCGATTCGCGGAATCCCTGCGGCTGCTTCGATCTCGCCCGGATCGGTATCGGCAGTATGAACCACTTGATATGAATCGCGGATCGTGCGAGCCTTCTTTTTTTCTTGTCGAGTTAAGCTGCTACCGAACCTCGACCACATGCGCGTTACGCTATCGACTGGCATTAGACAGCCTCCGCCACGATAAAGTTGCGTGCAAGCAACTGCTCAAGCAGTTCAACCATTCGATCACTCGACTGGCTGGTTTTCTCGGCTGCCTCTGCGGTTTTTTGCGAGGCTTGCGCAACCGACTGCATCGGGCCTTCACTAGGTCCGCGCGTTAGTAGTCGCGATTCGCTGGCGGTTAACTGCTGTGCAATCGACGCCTGAGCCTCTGCGACCTTTGCTAATCCTTCAGTGGCTTTCTTCTGCTTCTCTTCTTCCTTCTTTTGCTCCACTGATGGCAGACCAGGAGCTCGTAGCGCCGACATGCGATCACGCAGTGTCGAGGTAAATTCATTGCCGACATTCGTCCCGATCGTATTCATCTGCATAATCAATGCTTGCTCTGATTCCGTCAGTTTTCTCGCTGCGATCTCTGGCAATGCCTGCGTCTGTGCCTCAAAACCGTCCGCAAGTCCGACCATCATTGTCTGGCCGAGTTGGTTCATTAGCCCATCGAGTCCGCCCTTCATGCCACCTGAAACCCACATATAGATTGCAGCGCCGAACTCGCCGAGGTTCTTTCCAAAATTTGTTAGCACTGTAGCCATGCCAACCGCTGCATCACGCACGAGATTATAGGCGTTCTCGCCGAACCACTTGATATAGGACGGTATCACGACCGTAAATGTGTGCTTTGCGTCTTCGGCCATTCCGAGAAATTTAAGTTGCAACGCCGACAATGCAAACTGTACGATCGGCCCCAGATTCTTAAACGCAACCTCGGCAGTCGTCACCGCAACAACAATTCCGACCTTGAATGCTTCAATGTACGGTGCCAGCGACTCGAAGATAGCTTGCATCCCACCAACCGCTGGCGAAAGCGATTGTGCAATGACCTGCACAAGCACCATAAAAATTTCTGCTGCAACTTGCACCGCTGGAGCCAGTACAGACCCGATAACAACCATCATGTTTCTGAGCGCGACATTAGCAAGATCGAGCGATTCTTTTAGCTCCACGCCTGCTGGCGTTCCTGCGGCAATAAATTCCTGAATAGAAGCTGCGCCAAATCGAAATATCGCAAATGCGGCCTGCATGCTTAAGACAACCGCAAGCAACGGACCAAGTGTTGTGTATAGACCGCTGAATGCTGCTGTCATCGACCTTGTGGCAGTAACCACACCATCAGCCATCTTTTCAACACTAAGACGCATTATCTTGGTTTGCGCTGCGATATTCTTCATGACACCAGATGCCATGTCTTGAGCGCCGATAACTATGTTTACGTCAGCCATGCCGTCTTTCTCGCTCTATTCTGTCTTGGTCAATCTGACTGCAATCACTGCGGAACGCTAGCCACAATTCGACCCACCATGCCGACTGATCCAGTACGCCGCCTGTCGCTGGTAGGTGATTGTCGGCAAGCTGTGCCAGATTCACTTCGTCAACTATTTCCTGTACGAATCGTCGTGGACATTCTGCAAGCGTCCACACGCTGCTTGGATCGTCACTATCCTCGATTTCGATTCGCTGGCTTGGTGTCGATATTTCGTAGCACGTTTTCCCGCAACCTCGGCAGAGCTCGCCACGCGAAAGCAATGCCGCTATTCTGACTTTTTTCTTTCTATCTCCGAGAGCTTGCCGCCTTCGGTGATCTTCTTTCCAATGTCCATCGCCTCTTGGAAACTAATCTTTTCAAGCAATAGAGCCACTGAAAACGCTTCGCCAATCGACCAACGCACAATCGCTTTCTCAAGGATTTTCTCAACGAGGTTCATCGCCTCTTCTGGGTCGGTGTTCGTTTGCAGATTTTTGACAATCCGAATCAATTCGCGCTGTTGCTGAAAACTGAGCGCTTTGCATGTGATCGGTCCAATCGTCGACTCGATATCGTATTCTTCGCCGGGTCGTAAAAAGCCCATAAACCCTCTTAGGTCGGTGTGAAGGTAAAATACAATTCTTCGTTTTGCGTTGCGCCGTTTTTCGTGCACAAGAACTCAATATCATCCACCACAACGCGATTGCGGTCCGCTTCTTGGATATTGAGAATCTGTGCTTTCGGTGCAGTAATTCCTAGCGTCGAGGTAGAAGGACCGTCGAGCGTAATCTGAATCGCGTACGGCGTGTAGGTGGTCCAGATATTGTGCCGGTTTTGCGTCGCAACCAGAACAGATTCAGGATTTGCTTGTATCGTTGGCCGACGATCGACGATGATGCCGTGAATGAATCCGCTGGCCTGCGTCGGATCTTCAAGCATGATAACCTCGTTGCCTGCGGTAATCGTGATTTGCTCGACCGGCAATGCCACGCTATTAAACGTGCAAGCGGCAGCCGACGTGAACTTTAGTGGATTCGTCGTCGGGTACGTCGGTGCGATGATCGCTGTCGATGTTGGCTCAACGTAAACGCCGGTAAACGTCCACTCGATCGTAATCATCCGGCCCGTCGGCAATGTCATGACCCAAGTGCCTACTGCACCTTTGATCGTCTTGAGCAGGCCATCGACGTACACGCCAAGCGTCAGCGTTTTGACGTTCGTGCCTGGTGCCTCACTTCGTGGTTTCCAGACGTTCGTTGTTTCAGTCCAGCCGCACGCTGGCATGAGTACCGAAAAAATCGTTGGCTCGGTTGCGGTTCCATCCCAAGCAAGATCGGTTCGGAATGTTACCGTGGCCGTTTGGCCTTCGGTGATTGCAGTCAAGTAATTAAATGAGCCGCTACCCTCGCGATCCGTCATTGCAATCGATGGCTGAAGCATAATATCGTAAGCGTTGAAAACACCTTCCGAGGCCGTTAGTGATTCAGCAGTTCCTGGCGTCGCTTCGATCTTCGCGGCAAGCGTACGAATTTTTTTCAGTAGTGGCATCTATTTTTACCCTTGCGATTTCTTGAAATTGACTGCTCGGATTCGTCGCTCAATCTGCTTGATTAGCGTTGGCTCGATATCTCGCTCCACAATGAGCTTGTCGAGGTTGTTCACGACCGTTACGCCCCAAGGCGATACACCATCTTTTTTATCAATCGGCTTTCTCGCTTTGCCGACTCTTTTGTAAACGTGTCCGCCAAGTGCTTCGGAAATAAACGCTCCTGCGATAAACTTGCCGCCCGATTTTCGACTGACTCGATAGCGAACGCCTTTTTTGTTTTGCCGTGGCCGAAATTCCTTCAGCGAAAGTCTTGCGTTTTCTTTTTGCCGAACTTTTGCGGTTAGCTTGTCTTCTGTAGCTTTATCAACTTGTTTTATGTCTTTCTTGATTGCCTTCTGCGAAACCATGATCTCTTTGTAGATCTCTTTCGCCAGCAACGATTCTGTTTTTTTCGCGGCTGCGTTTAGTGCGATCTTGATTTCACGCTTGAGTTTTTTCGGTGTATCCTCTCCGAGTGCCTTTTCCAGTTCTCCGATTTTGGCCTGAATGTTCATCGAAATCATAAGGCACCTGGAGCCACACGAATCCGAACAAGCAGCGACAACACATAGCCATCGCTTTGACTTGTGCCGTCGTGTATCAATCGCTGCATCGTTGATCCCCACGCCGCATCAATCGCTTCGCCGCCGAACGTGTACCACTCTGGATCGTAGGCCGTTGCACCTGTGATCGCACGCCGAACGTCACGCACGAAACGAATCAGTTTCTTGTCAATCGACTCTTGATCGGTTTCGCTTGGCATCAGCCGTAATCGGATTCGGTAGTCGATTTCCCAGCATTCCCTCGGAGGATTTCCTGGCAAGTCCAACTCCGGTATGCGTGTGCAATCTCCAAGGCTAACAACGATCTGCTTATCCTTCGGACTCTGCGGAATGCCAATATCGCCATCGTCGTAATTCTCGCGACTTGGAATCACGATCTCTTCGGCCAAAAGATGGCTGAGTCGTTCTTCGATCGTTTCGAGAATTTCGACAATATCTGGCTCTGCTACTGGCATCTCAGTACAAGCATCCCTTCGTCCTGCTCTTGAATCTGCACAATGGCTCTCGGTCTGGCTGTCTTGTCGACTCGCTCGGCAATGTCAAGCGTGTCGCCGCCGAGGTCAATTTCGGTCGATGCAATGCCAAGCGTGCTGTTGTTTACAACGTGCGCCTCGAACACTGTCACCGACCGATTTTCGTCTTCGCTTATGAGTTCCGCCAGTTGCCGAAAAACGACTGCACTTATTGTTCGTGCGATGTTATTTCGAGTTCGGTACACGACCGATTCACCGAAATCACTCGTCGATACAAGTTTTGCAGCATCATCTTCGATCATCTGGCGGAGTGTCATAATCAACCACGATGTGAAATGATTTCGATGTAATCAACAACCACGCTGTCGGCATTTGTGTTCGCAGCCTTTTGGATCTGAATGATCGGTTGCAAGCCGGAGCTATAGGCCGACATATCAAAGGTCTGCGATGCACAAACGCGAACGCCATCGATGTAAAACTTGACGTTCGATTTTCCGCCAGTGAAGTCAATCACGAAATCTTTGTAGGTCGTGCCGAGCGTGACGCCGGTGGAAATGTCGTCAACGTCGCGAGTCCCGTCGTCGGTCTCGGCATAAACTAGCGTCGTGCTGTTTGCGCCTTCCATGCGAAACCAAGCGTTTGCCGCAACGCTGTTCGCTGTGTCGTTGCGTGCCGAGCCAACACCGAAGCACAAAATCGAACCGCTTGTAAACGTTGCGGCTCCAATCTTGACTCGCATGGTGACACGCTGAATGTCGTCGATATCGAAATCGAGCGCATCATTGAAGTGCAACGCAACAACAACCACATCGCTGTCGTTGTTCAGCGTCAGCGTCGCTTCACTGGTTCCCTTGGTGTAGACTGGTGTTCCAGTTGCGGAAACGTCGTCGACTAGCCAAGCGGTTGCTGGATCGGCAGACGTTGGGAAGGTTGCCACCGCTCCATTGAAGTCATCAGAAAAAATCTCAAAATCTTGCATACCGGCCATATTGAAAATCTCCAAAGTCGTTTTGTTTTAGGGGAAAACCCTAGCCCACAATGGAGCTAGGGGTCATCTCAAATCAAGATCAAGCAGAGTTGCGGAACAGCCCACGCCAGTCGATTGCGGCCACGCCGAACGTTTGACGCACGTTGTACTTGTAGCAATCGATATCAAAGTCTTGTTCGCTGGTCAAAACCGGCGACTCTTCACCCGACAAGAACGCAAGCTCCACGGTATCGACTTGGTTCGTGTTGGCAGCCAAATACCAGTTGGTCGTCGAGGCTGCGTGCAAGATCGGCTCAACAACGACCTGTAGTGGACGCACGCCATTCACACCGTAGATGTTAACCACACCTTCGTTGTTGTTGGCTGCGTTGTAGCTCTGGCTATTGACGATTTCCAAGGCGGTCGCCGAGTAGCCAGGCGGCACGATCAAAAACGATGGCGTTAGGCCAAGGATTGCATCGCTGTTGATGCCCTTCTGAAGCATCATCTGCTGATAGCCAGTGTTGAGCGTAGCAACAGCAGGTGCACCGGCACCGCCTGATACGTTGCTGCCCGATCCGTGCGAAGCAGAGAATAGCGCCTGTCCGTCGCTCATCGTCGGGTTGCTGGTAAGCACTTCGTAAACCTTCTTGTTTTGAAGGCGACGAGCTGCGTTACCGTGCATTGCTGGAATTCGGCTGAGTGCGTCGAGGTCATCGTTGATGACGGTTTCCCACGATACGGTAAACTGCTTGCCGTACTTCTGCACAAAATACGATGTCTTCGCATCAGCCATCGCACCTTCAGGATACGGAGCACCTTCTGGAATCGCTTCGAGGTCTGGCGATTCGCCTAAGCGAATACGGTTGATCGGTTTGAAGTCATCGACCGATGCGGCTTGACGAGCCCAGATGGACCAAGTGTAGGTCGCTTCTTCGTAAGCGGCCAGCAAGGTTTTGTTGGCTGCATCGAGTAATAGGTTCGGGAACGAGCCAGTGGTGTGATAGGCATCACGCTGTACTCGGTACTGAGCCGACACGCCGCGAGCACCCATCGCAATACGTGCGATTTCTGGCATCGATAGCTTGTCGGTTTTGATTCCCATACGCTCAACGCACATAGTCGCCATGCGTCGCAAGTCCATTCGAGCGAACTCGTCAGCACCAGCAACTGGTGCCACTTGCTTTCGCAAACCTGCGGCTCGAAGCGAACGCTGCACAAGTCCTGCACCGATAGCCGATGCAAATTTGTCTTCCGAGCTTTCAGTCACTCGGACGTTGGTTCCAACTGGCTCTTGAGTGGCCATTTTCTGAATGATCCTTTCACGTGCGATTTCCACTGTTACACCGGCATCAATCAATTGCTCGGCAAAGCTACGTTCGAGCTTCGCGAGCTTCACATCGCTGTAGATGGTTTGGCGTCGCGTGCGATCTGCTTTCATTCGTCGCTCGACTTCTTCGGTCGCCATCATTTCGACCTTTTTTTCGTCGCCCATCATTTCGCGGGCAACGTCTTCAGGTTTTGGGCTTTCCATCGATTCGATTTCGATCTCAGGCTTTGGCATGTGATCCGCCAAAAACTTGATGATTTCCATCGGGTCGGTCACGCCTTCCGGCAGACCAAGCATTTTGAGCTGAGCCATCATGGACTCATCCATACTCGCTTTCCTTTCAATTTCCTGGTCGTATGACCGTCGTACCGTGGAATTAGGATCGGCACCTGTTGCACAGATGCTCGCGTTGTGCGGTTCCCAAGCGGTTACAATTTCCGCTGGTCCGTCAATCACGACGCCACGTTTCGTCGTGTATGTCTGCCCTTGTTGAATGTATTGCCGTTCTAAAATGACGGCATCAATCGAAAAGTCGGTTAGATGTCCCTCGGCGTATCGCGTTGCAACCACCTGCGATTCTGGATCGCTGGCGAACTCTGCCACGCCGACGAGCTGCCCGTCCTCGATGGCGATGTTGCGGATCGAGCCGAAAACGTTTCGGACTGTTTTGTCATCGTGCGAATCGACAATCGGTAACTGCCGTCGACGATTGCGGAACCGAACGCCATCCATCAGCAAAACTTGCTTCATGTGGCCCCGCTGCGGATCGTAGATGTCTACCGGCGTCTCGGTGGCAATAACTGCTTTTCCGTCGCGCGGTGCATCGAAATAACGCTTGATTCTCGGCATCGTCGAAAGCCGCTTCACTTCGTCGCGCACGTCCATCGATTTTGCGATTTTCGCACTCCATGTTTGGCCGGCGTCGCCTCCCCAAAGTGCCCAAGCAATCCGACCATTGCTAGGGAATCCATCTTCGCCCGGACTCCAGCCTTCGCCTTTTTTGTCGACTTCGTGCCGTGCAAAATAACTGACCATCCGGCGAATCGTTTCGGGACTAACTGCGACACCGTTCGATAGATCGCGAGCCCGTGCGAT